CGTTGGGACCGTGGCACCACGACAGCTAACAGAGGTGTTGGACATTACCCGTGTTGTAGGGGTTCCAGTATCAAGGTTGTTCCTAAGAAACCCTCGTACTGGCGTTTCCCCGTTTGTGACTCAGCTGCTGCAGCTTTTGGAGAGAAGCGTAGTGGGGATGTTTTTCACCGACCCCTCTGCAGAGGAAGTAGCGGCGAAGGTGATTGGAGTGCGCACCAGCGTTGGTCGTCAGGTGCCGGTGCCATCAAAGGGGACGGTGGCAAACAACTGGAGGGAGCGGGTGCAGTCGATTGTGGCTGCGGCGTTATGGAGCACGGTTGGCAACCGGCGATTAATCGGGCAGCTGCGGCAGCCGCGCAAACGCCAAGCGTTCCTCAGCTCTTGCAATGGCGCTGGAACGCGCTGTTGGACCCACGCACTTGCCCGGTCTGCCGCCCTTTGCACGGCAGGACTGAAGCAGATCCTGAGGACTTCCCTCAAGGCCCGCCACCGATACACCCGCGATGCCGCTGCGTTCTCATTCCTGAATTGACGTAAGTAAAGGCAATCTCGGGTGTAGTTTCACCTTATTGCATGACTGATGAAGTCATGGGTGTTCCCTTAGCGGGGGAGCAAGTTGATTCCGTGAATCAACAACCCGAAGCGACCACCGTCTCCGACGACGCAGGTGCTTTACGCCGAAAGTTAGAGCTTGTCCAGCAGGACAATCTCAGCAAAGGCGAGGCCAATCGCAAGCTGAATGAACGGCTTGGTGAACTGGAGAAAGCCCTACGGGAACGTGAGACCGAGCTGAAGTCAGGCAAACAGCAACAGCTCGCCGCCAGCGGTGAGTACAAGAAGCTGTGGGAAGAGGCGAACGCAGATAACGCTCGTCTCCAGCAACGGATCGGAGAGCTTGAAGCCGCGCTTCAGGCGAAGGACGCAGAAGCGAGTGCCGAGCGTCTCCGGGCCCAGGCGGTCCAACAGATCGGTCAGGCCAACGCCCTTGGGGACCCGAACAGCTTTACGGGTTGCTGCAGCACCAGCTACGAGGCAGTGATGGCGGCCCTGCGGTCATTATCAACGGCATCGAGCAACCGCTGAACGCATATTTGACACAGCTCCGCAACCCCGGCTCTGGCTGGGAGCATCACTTCCGCAGTTCTGGAGCCATGGGAATGGGCAGTGCGCCTAGTGCCACCGGCCTTCCTGGAGTCGTCAATCCGTACAAGCAAGAGACCTTCAACTTGACGGAAGCAATGAGGTTAGAAACAGAAAACCCAGACCTTGCCAAAGCTCTTAAGGCTGAAGCAGGTCGCGGGTAACTCACGGTAAACCCCGCATTTTAGAGAAATGGCCCAACAGAACATGGGAGGAACTTTCCTCTCCAACCTGATCACCCGCCCCGAGTTTCTTAGCTACACTTCGGAGCGCATTTTTGAGCGTTTATCCGCGCCGGCATTGTGCAGCGCAACAGCGCTCTTGACGCCCGTGAGGGTGGCACCCGCGTTCGTGTTCCTTTCTTTGACAAGATCAACCCCACCGAAGAGGTGATCACCTCTGGTAACACTTGGGGCACTAGCGGCGCTGGTTATCTGACCAGCCAGAACGTCACTGCTGCCGAGCAGATTATGACTGTTCTGCATCGCGGCTTCCAGTACGCAACTGACGACCTCAGCAAGCTGGGTTCCGGTGCTGACCCCCTCAGCCACGTTCGTGACCAGCTGGCTGCTGCGATCAACAAGCTGAAGACTGCCACCCTGAACGCTCAACTAAGCGGTTTGTTTGGCAACATCGCTGGTTCTGGCGTTCTGGGTGCCAACACCGTCAACAAGACCGGCACTACCACCGCTACCGCTGCCAACTACCTGACTGCTGCCAACGTGGTAGCTGCCAAGCAGGTTCTGGGTGAGCGTGGCTATGAGCTGTCTGGCATCGCCATGCACAGCAACGTGGCTGCCTATCTGGAGGAGACCGGTTACCTGCAGGTCCAATCTGCTGGTGGTTCTGTCTACGCCGGTGGCGGTGTGGGCGCTGGTCTTGGTTCTGGCCAAGTGGGTCGCTTTGCTGGCCTGAACGTCGTAATCGACGATCAGATCGGCGTCATCGCTGGTGGCACTGCCACCCACCTGAACAAGTATCCGGTCTACCTGTTTGGCAGCGGTTGCATCGGTGAGGGTATGCAGCAGGATCTGCGCGTGGAAGTGGACCGCAACAAGTCCAGCTTCAAGGATCTGCTGGGGACTACCACTATGGTTTCCACGTCAGTGGAACCAAGTGGAACGCCAACGGCGACAACCCCACCAACGCCTCTAGTTCCGGCAACTTGGCTGCCACCAGCTCTTGGAGCCTGGCCTACAACAGCGCCAAGAACGTGCCCATGGTGCGTCTGCTCGTCAATACACCCTATGACTCCGGCGTTTATGCCTGAGCCATAAGGCCACTAAAAAGCCCCCTCCAGCAGGGGGCTTTTCTTTTGCTCAGGCTTCAATGCCGAGTCGCATCTTTTCTTGGCGCTCAAACACGCCGATGGTGTCAACCGTCATCTTGTAGCTTTGCAGCATGACTTGATTGACAAGCACGTAGCTCAGCTCAAGTTTGTCTGCGATCTCAGGGACATTTGCACCTGCTTCCTTGAGTTCCCGGATTTGCGGCACCACATCCTCCCATTTGCGCGGGGAATTAGCGGAGACAGATTCGGAGTCTTTTGCGGCCTTTTTACGCGCCGGTTTGACTTCGCTGGCTGTGGATTGCAGTTCTTCGGCGGCTTCGCTCACTTTGAATGTGCGGGTACACCCAAAGTTGCCCCGGAAACCTAGGCAATCGCGCAGAAGCCAGTGCCCACCCTTGTTGCGACTGTCGGAGCGAGTAACGCCAACAGCTACTTGAGCGTTGCCAGTGCTGACAGCATTGCTGACGGGATGGTGGGCACCTTGACGTGGAGCACTGCAACCAGTGACAACAAGATCCGCGCACTGATCACGGCAACCAACGGTTTGGAGACGTTGGGTTGGGTCGGCAGCCGTGCCACAACAACTCAGGCATTGGCTTGGCCACGCAAGGATGCCAAATGTGGAGACAAGAGCTATACAGCAAGCCAGATTCCCCGCGAGGTGGAATTAGGAACGTTTGACCTGGCCAACGCTTTGCTGGGGGACCCGACAATCTTGCGCAGTAGCGCCAGCTCAAAAGCATTGGTGACTGGCGTGCCCAATCGTGACCTCAAACGCCTGAAGCTAGATGTGATGGAGCTTGAGTGGCGGACAGACGTAGGCAACTCGACTACTGAGGCTGTGACACCTCTGACTGTGCTGCTGCTGCCTCACTTAGCGACAGTCTTGGGCTGTCTTACCACTAGCACCACTCGCGGCGGCCTTGGCGGTGCGGTCGCTATCCAACGCAGCTAGGTCAATACTGCATAAATCCTTATGTAGGTGGGGTAGGTCTACACTGAGCACATGGCTCAGGTTGCCTACCAACCGGCATCGGCTACGCCGGCGCGGCATCGCCCCCGCACCGGCTACTTGGCGACGCCGTTATCGCGTGAAGAGCAACGCCGTATTGCGGCGATGTACCGCGAGCACCAAGGATTACTGCGCCTAATGGGGCGCAAGTTGTGCCGCAAGTACCCGTTTGTCAGCGCTGAGGACGTATTCAGCTGCATTGAGATCAGGCGTTCATCAAAACCTGTCGCGCTTGGCAACCCGCCAAGGGGACCTTCTCGACCTTGCTTACGGTTTTTGCCGAGGGTGACGTACTGCACTTTATTCGCGACCACAACTGGCTTGTAAAGGCTCCAGGCGCTGTGCGCCGTAACGGCCAGCTTGCCCGCAAGCTGCTCGACAAAGGCCACAGCCGCGAAGAGGTGTTGCAACATCTAGAGATCACTGAGGAGGCGTTAAAGCTGGCTCTCGTCGCCACCAGCCCCACGGACCACGACATTCGCGGCTTTGACCTCCACGTTTGCCCCCGCCCCACTCCCTACGAGCTACTGGAAGCTGAGGAAACCTAGTGACAACCACCGCTTCACAGTTCAATGGCTACGGGTGCGTTTTTCAATAGCCTTGGGTATCGCTTCTGGGTGAAGGCAGGCACTACTGCCAGCACCACCCCAACCAACAACACCGGCATGACTGAGGTGCTGTCGTTGACTGAGGCCGGCATCCAAGGTTCTACCGAAACCCAAGACGTTCTTGACTACGGCAGCAGTCTTGGCTTTACCGCCACGATTGTGCAGCGTCAGAGCTACAGCATTCCCATGCAGATGAACTTGAACCTGAATGACGCAGGTTATTTGGTTCTCAAGAATGCTGCGATGAACGCTGCCACATGAACGCTGCCACCGGTGTGACTGTTCAGTGGTATCGGGAATCTCCTGAGATGAGCGCGGTTGGCGCCCCTGAGTACCACTCGGGTGTGGCATGGGTGACCGACTTCTCGGAGTCGATTGCTGCAGGTAACGTGGCTGCTGTGACCTTCACTCTGACCGGCTACGGCGCCTACACCTGGAGCGCTGAAACCAACGCCTGATCTCCAGAAGGTTGATGACCCCTAGCGTTTGGTGGTTGCGCTAGGGGCCACCAATCCTCCGCCACTCAGCCACAAAGAACCTCATTGGTTCTTCTGCTTTAAGCACCGGCGTGATCCAATCGCGCTCTGGTGCTATGTAGGCATTTTACGGTTGGTTCCCACCATATAATCGCCGCGCAGCACCTCCCCGGAATATGGTGCGCTCCAGCGGATGGTGAGCGTGTTTTTCGTTAGCTGGGGTGCGCTCTGCGAGCGGAGCAGCGTGCCCGTATCCACAATGTCACGCAGTCCTGCCGGGACAAACTTCCCGGAGTACACGCCGACCTTTCTGCGTGTTGCCACCGGCCAGTCGTAGATCGTGGCTTTGATTGACTCCTGCAGCAACGGCGTGAGCTTGTTGCCGTAGTTGGCTAGGATTACGGGAATGCGCTGCAGCAGCTTGTCAGCATTCCAGCGGGTGATGCGAACAGAACTCATCCCACTTGCTCTTGCGTTTTAAGGATGATTCGTTCGCCAAGCGCGGTATTCAGTGTGGTGCCAAGCAAACCAGTTTTGCCGTAGGGAAGGCGAAGGCTTACGACCTCAACGGAGAGTGCAGCTTCACCGGCAAAGGTAAGGGTGCCCCCTGTTCCTTCGGCAATCCTCACGTCAAGCGCATCTAGGGCGTACCCCTCAAACAGCGTCTCCGCCACTTCAACGCCGGGAAACGCCACACCGGATTGTCTGTTTGCTTTAAGAAACAGTTCAACCTGCACTGACGCCTCAGCAGGTTTGACATTGCCAGTAACGGGGTCGGTCACCACCCCAGTTGCTGCGACCTTAAAGGTGGCGGTGGCGTTCGAGAGTGCGCTGAGTGCGGTAGCCATACCCAAGGTTTCCCCCGGCAATCTCGGGGATAGGGCAAGTCAGCGACCGTGGCGGAGAACCTAGGCGAAGCCCAACTAAGGTTAACGGTTGACCTATCTGCGTTTGAAGCAAGCCTTCAAAAGGCAAAGTCCTTAATTGATAAAGAACTTGGTAGCGCAACTGCCCGTCCGACAACACGCAGTAACAGCAGCTCACGTTCCAGCTCAGGTAGCAGTGGTCCTTCACCAGAACTAGCTCGGTTTATACAGAAAGCTAAAGACCTAAACATCAACACAAGTTGGGGCAAGGCTGTCCAGACTCTTAACGAGATAGATGGCGACCTTGCGCTGATTGGTGCAGGGCAAGATTTTAATTTGAAGCAGGGTTGGACCGCCGCACTATCAGATCTTCAACAGATCAATGCTGACCTACAGCTTATTTCCAGCGGCAATAAGTTAAACATTCGCACCAGCTGGTCAAAGTTTCTATCCGAGATAGAAACCGTAAAGGCGGACTTAGCCTTAGCCACTTCAGAGTCGGCTCTAAATAAAGAGTTAGCGCGGGGCCGAGAGATTGGCCGCTTAAATACCAGCCCCATATCAGGTCGTTTGCGATCGAGAGAGCCGCGCTCGCGCTAAAGCGCAAGAGTCTGAGGCAGCTATCGCTGAGCTAGCAAGGGCTCGTCGTCAAGAAGCTGCACAGCTTGATCAACAACGGAACAAACGTAATACAGCAGTTGGTAACGCAGTCAGCTCTTCCTTGATCGGCGGCGCGTTCCCTGCTTTATTTGGCCAAGGCGCGGGCGCGAGTGTTGGTGGTGCGCTAGGCGGTGCGCTTGGAATTTTTGGTGGCGGCTTCGGCTTTGCTGGCTCTCTAAAATTGGCACCGCCATCGGCCAGCAGGCGGACAATCTTGGCAAGTTGAGTCAAGCGCTGCAGGACCCCATTGGCCGATTCCAAGAGCTGCAGCAAGCCGCTGTGCTATCCAGCCGTTCGCTTGAAAAGAACATTGAGGCCCTGATCAGTGCGGGGCGTTTTGCAGAAGCTGAAGCCAAGATCCGTGAGGACTTAGCCAAGCGCGGGCTGGATGCTGCCACTGCCAACCAACTTGCAGCTGAGAGCGACAAGATGCAGCGCTCCCTTGCTGAACTTGGGCTAAGCATCGGTTTAGTAGTGCAAGGACCACTCACCGACCTAATCAATAATTTTAACCGTCTCCTTGAGCCAGGAAGGGTCGCAGCTCAGTCCCGTGCAATCCAAGCTGGCCTGAGTCCTGAAGATCGAACGGCCTTTCAAAACCGACGCCGTGAATTAAACATGCAGGGCTTTGGCATTCTTGAGGCCAATAAGCAAGCTAATGAAGAATTTGCACCTAAAACCGCTGATGCTGTCATAGCTCAGGAAAAACTCACAGCAGCTCAACTTAAGGACAATGCGGTGTTGTCGGCGCGGAAGCGACTAATTGATGCAACATCGCAGGGTCAAGAACGTCTAACGCTTGAGCGTCAAAAAGAATTACTTATTGAGGAGAAGAAGGCCCAACTGCGTGCAACTCCGAATGACGGGCTGCGCATTGAACAGGATACTGCATTGCGTATTTATGAAATAGATCAGCAAATAAGGCAAATTGAAGGCCAGCGTTTTGCTGAAAGCATTGCTGCAGCCAATCAGCTCAAGAGTATCCAAGAAGAGATCGCCATTCAGCAGCAGCGCGGCAGCCTCACCGGCACCGGTATCGGCGCCTTGCAATCGGTCAAGGCACTGGAGGATGCCAAGCGTGCCGAGCAGGATGCGCAGGCAGCGCTGCGTGCTAACCCTGGCAGCACCGATCTCTTTAACGCTTCTCAAGCAGCTGCTGCCAACGTGGAGCTGGCAGCGGCGAAAACCAAGGCCGACCTGCAAGAAGCCTTTAAGACGGCGCAGGATGCGGTGCGCAGCATCAGTCGGGGCATTGAGGATGCCGTCACGGGGCTGAATGCTGCACGCGGTAGCGCTGAGGGCATTAACCGCTTTATCGGCCCACAGTCGGCATTCGACCGTCAGGAAGCGGCCAACGCAAACCTGTTCCGCGAGGCCAGTCAGCTTGCCAATCAGCTTGATGTGTTACAGCCACGTTCACTGGTGGTCTAACCGAGCGCAACAGCCAGCTTACCGAGTTCATCAATGCCGCCCGCCAAGAGCTGCGGGGCACTGAAGACATTCGCATCAACACCGAAAACCTTGCCAAGGCCAACAACGACCTTGCTGTCGTCAACGACGCTTTGGTAAACATCAACACGCAGCTCGCTGAAGCAACGGCCAACCTCGCTAGCAAGGATTGGAACGGGGGCCACTGCTGATCTGCCCCGTGGCGTGGAGGTATTCCAATGACTCTTGCCATCGGCGCGTTCAGCACTAACAAGCTAATCGCCCAGCCCTTTGGCTACGACGAGACCAGCACCCGCGACGGCCTGACCGCCCGCCTCTGGCGCGTTAGTGGTCTGCTTACAGCGGCCGAGTGGCAGTCGTTGCTCAGCGTCTACAACACTTGGCGGGACACACGGCTCACCAATGCCGACACCCTCAGCAGCGCCACCGTTGGCACCACCGTCAGCCTGACCACCAGCGCCAATGGCGCGTCAGCGTCAGCGGTGTGGCCTGTTGGTTCACCACTGCCCCGAGCGGTGAACAGGCTGGCCCCTACATCCAAGCCAGCTGCGAACTGGTGGATGCTGCTCAAGCCCTTGCGGTATTGCTGCGGCAGGAAGAGAAAAACCGCCAACGCAACGAGGCAATCTCCAAGCCCAACCTCGGCACGGTGACCTTGGGCACCGCCACGTTGACGCTGCTGGAACCAATGGAGACCTATCAAGACACACCGCAGCTGCAGCTCACCGCCAGCGGCACTCATGTGATTAACGGCCCACTGGCTGCCACTCGTGTTCGCCGTATCAGGGGCACCACCGATAGCAGCGGTTGGACAGCGGTTCGCAGTTGGTACGAAACCAGCGTGGCCTCAGTGCCCAATGTGGGCGACTTCTATCCGATCTCAGCCCCTGAGGCCGATGCCGAGGTGATCATCAGCGGCGGCGCCAAGAGCACCCTTTACACGATCACCGTTGACGTTGCGGAAGTGAAGTAATGGCCATTGACATTCGCGCAGAGGTCAGTTGCAGCCTTGGCACCGTCATTAGCGGCAGCTTTGCCGATGACTACCTGCAGGGCAACGGACTGATCAAGACTCGTGGCGAGGTGGTGCTCTCTGGCACGCAAACCCCGGTGGTTGGCACTCAGGTCACCTTTACCTACAACAAAGCCGGCACGACCTACATCATTCCAAGGATGCTGCGGGTGCTGAGCAGCTTTGCCGATCCCTTCCGCCGCACGACCACGGTGCAGCTGGGCTGCAAGCTCACACCTATCTGGAGAACCGCAAACCACCGGTTGAGAACCCAAACAGCAAGGACGAAAACAGCACGGTGCCGTGCAGAGTGTTCCTGCAGGCGACGCTACCAATCAGCGCTGAGTACGTTTTTCAGCAGTGCCTTGCTGCGCTGGACCTTAATAGCGACAGCATCCCGCTTACCAACAAGTTCTCGGTTGAAAAGTTTGACTTGACACCTGGCTACGTGCAGGTGATGAGCGACCTGCTGCAAAGCGAGGGCTACGCGAGCTACCTAGACAGCCAAGAGACGCTGCAGTTTCTAAATCTGACGGAGGCTGCCAGCGCCGGGCCTGTGATCACACCCGCTGACGTGGTGGACCTTGGCCCGATTGGCAGTGGTGATCTGCCAGGTGAAAGCGTGGTAGTGCGTTGGAGCAATCTGCGGTTGCTGCCACCGGATCAGCTTTACGGCGATGCGTACCTTGAGCGCAGCTGGGAGATTGAGGAAGTTTTTGGCGCACCGACTGATGTGAGCGTCAGCTACACCGACAACAATGGCACCACGCAAATAGACAACGACGTTTTCTACCCCTACAGCTTCACGGCCACCCGCTACGACGTGTGGGACCGCAAGATTGAGTCAATCTCGCTAAATCTGGTCTCTTCAGCGGAGATCAACAACCGCTGGGCCAGTGATGCGTTCCGCAAGGCTCGGCCCTGGAATGTTCCGACCGCCCGCCTGGTGCATGAAGTCATCGAATACGTGAAGGGCGCGGCGGCTGCCAATAACGTCAACCTCCAGCTCAGCAGCGCTGCAGAAGCGCATAGCGGTCTAGCCAACCTTTGCAAGGAAGAGGTGCCAGACGGCGCTGATGTGGTCAAGTCGCAGACCACCTACAACTACTTTTCCGAGCTGGAGCTGGCCGGCAGCCTCAACATCGACAGCTACATCAGTGACGCTGGCTCACTGGTTAGCTTCGACACCATCGCCGCAGAGCTGGATTCCACCGTGATTGTGGAATACGAGACCGATAGCAGCTCCGGCACTTCCAAGACGATCACCAAGCGCTCGGTGTCACGCTCGCAGACGGTTTCTGGTCAGCAGGATCTAGCCACCCGTGCGCAGGAGCTAGACACGGCCAACCTCAGTAACAGCATCAGCTCGCTGCTGGGCTTAGCTCGGCGTCAGGTGTATGTCGGCGCAGAGACGAGCCTGCACACGCAACGGGAATACGGGCTGCAGAAGCGCCCGAGCGAGGCTGACCGGGGAACAACACAGCCAACAGCAAGCCGCAGATCAGCGAATCCAAGGCAGAGATCACTTGGATCACCGGCAGCCCCACCAGCACCGCCGTCACTGAGTTCACGCTGCCCTATGCCCCCGATGATGCGATCAGCTGGAATCAGAGCACTGGCGCGTTCAGCAGCACACCCAGTGATGCCAATCAAAAGGCGATGCGCTACGGGCGGGTGCAGAACGCATTGCTTTTGGGCAACCGCAATGGGGTGAGCTTGCAGTTGGCACCGGAGCAACTGCCCAAACGCCCCTTTGATCCGCTGTACCTGCAGGCAGAAGGCATCACTGGCAGTTACCGGGTGAATGGCACCAGCTGGGCATTTGATGCCCCAGCGGCATCGTTGCTTCTACAGATGCTCTGCTCTGGGGTGCGGTGAGTGCATCAAGTGGCACCAACTTGGCCAGCAGCTGGGTGCCGTTGGCACCGGGCACCACCAGCCTGCCGCTGCCCTATACGCCCACTGGAGGTTCTGTTGACCCCGAGACCGGCGCTGCGTTTGCT